GATGGTGGGTCTGAAGAAATGGATTTAGGTCTTGATATGGAAACTGAACCAACGGTTGACGGTGGTGATGAGGAAGTTTCTTTCAAAGCAATTCAAAAACTTACAGGTAAAATTACACAAAAATTAAGAACTTTAGACGAACAACAAGGTTTGACTTCAGAGAATATGAAGTACGTGATAAATTCTATTTTTTCTGCCATGGATTTATCAAAATTAACCGAAGAGGACTACGACGATATTCTTAACAAACTTGAAGGTGAAGAAGATACTATCGACTACGGTGTTGATGATGAAATCGATTTAAATATTGATGCTAGTACTGAAATGACTGAACCGGCACCTGCGGAAGAACCAGAAATGGCTGAAGGTGAAATCGGATATGACAAAATCATGGACGAAATTTTTTCAGAATCTAAAGTTGATAGAGTACTTTCAAAGTATTTTGTAATTACTGAGTCTGAAAAGAAAAATGAAGATGATAGAAAAGTTAATAACTATATTTCTGAAATTAGAAATAAAGTAACTATTAAATCACAAATCAAAGAACTTTCAGAAACTATTGAGCAAGAATTAACTTCTGATTTCTTAGTAAAAGAACATAAGGATATTAAATTCTTAGGTAAAACAAACAAGGGTAATTTAGTTTTTGAAAACGAAGGTCAACAACTTAAAATTACACGAAAAGGTGAAATTTTATGAAGCTAATCTACGTAAATGAGTTAGGACCAAATTTTAGAGGCGATAACATTTACGAGTTTATCTTCTCTGATATAGATGATGTTTGGGGTGATGAGTGGGATTCTGAACCAGCTTCAGGTAAACCCTCTCCACCCCAAATTGATTTTATAAAGAAAGTAGGAGTTCTTAAAAATTCTGGACTACATTTAAATCTGATACAAAACTCAGATTTTTTTTCAGTTTATGATTCGGTTGAGGGTGTTATTGCACTAGCTTGGGAAGATTCAGATTCTGATGCCGTTACAGAGGAAAAAATGAAAAGATTAGTTTTTCATTTTGGTGAATCTGTAAAAAATATAGAAGACAAATTATACGAAAGAGACATCGTGTTAAATTATGAAAAAACATTAGTATTATGAAATCTAACAAAGTAATCGCCTTATTGAAAGAAGGATTTAGGTTTGAAACATTATCTAAATTGAATGAATCTCAAATCAATACCTTATATGGTAAATTAATCTCTGAACAAAGTATTACAGACGCAGCAAAAAAGGCTAAAGAAGAATTGGCCGGTTTGGGTCAAACTGTTGATTCAATTGCAAAAAAAATAGCATCTGAGGAGGATAACATAGAAACTGATGACGCATTAGGTGATTTGGCAATGCAGACCGATACGGGTCAAGAAACACCTCACGGTGAAAAAGATATGGCACCTGATGGAATGGACGATGACTCAGATAATAATCGTTCTACAATGGGTGAGGAAAAAGAAGAAAACAATGCTTGGGCAATTTGTACTAGTCAATTAGGAAAAGAATTTAAGACAACTAAAAGAAGTGAATGGAGTGCTAAACAAATGAATAAATATGAAAGATGTGTTAGAGATGTAAAACAACAAAATGAAAATCATCAAAAGGTTGTTAGACAGATTGAAGAATCTTTAGTATCTTTGATTCAGAAATATGTAATGACTGAAAAAATGACAAAGAAAGATATTTTAGAGGCGGATACTAAAGAAGCACCTGTTAAGACTCCGGTTAAGACTCCGACAAAGCCTGACAGAAAATCTCCATACCAACCAAAACATCAACCAGCACCAAAGGCTGGTGACACAAAAGAGGCTCCTGTTAAGACTCCAGTTAAAACACCAACAAAACCTGATAGGAAGTCACCATACCAACCAAAACATCAGCCAGCACCAAAAGCTGAATTACCTGATTTCTTAAAATTTAAAAACTTAAATATTCAATTCAGAGATGAAAACGAGGATTAAAATTAACGAAGCTCCAATCAGTTATGATGGACCCGAAAGAATGTCACCAGACATTCAAAAAAGTATTGAAGATAAGGATACTCCGTTTTCGGACAATCCTGCATTGGATATTGATATAGATGATGATGGTACTGTATCAACTTTTGAAGAATTAATTGCTTCAAAAAGGTTTAAAGATGTTGTAGAAAAGGTAAAACGTTATACAGGTTTGACTAACATCCCTCAGGGAATGAACGGTCTACAACAACTTATGATGATGATGGCTCAGGCGGTTCAGACCGTTAAGTCAATTGAGGTGTATCTGAAGATGAAGCGGAAGATGATATAGATAACTTCATGAAAGCTTTTGAAAAGTTTGACTTAGAAAAGGCAAAAAGAAGATTTATCAACTCATTGATTCAAGGAGCATCCAAAAAAGGACACTACATGTTCAACTTAGTTGAGGAAGAATTAAATAGAATCGACCCAAGATTATTGAATCTTTATGGTGTGTTGATGTCAATCAATGATTTATTGTACTGGATTATGCCAGAACAAATGATGAACATGATGGGTGAAACAGGTCAAGGTGTTGAAGGAACTGAAGAGGTTGATGATAAGACAGACCCCCCAACTATTAAAGTTAAAGGTTTGTTTTTCCCTATTCTGATTCACGAGTTACTTAAGGGTGTATATGAAGTATTAGGTACACAAGGTTTACCTGATGACCCTAAAGCTGCCGAGATGGTTATGATGTCACAAGACACGTTACCATACGAAATGTGGGATTTAAGATTAGGTCCTGTAATTTGGGAAAGATTCTTAGCGTCATACCCTGATGAGTTATTTGAGGATGATTTAAAAGAAATTCAAAACTACTTGTTCTCAAGATTCTCAGCTTTGAGTACTGAAGAATTCTTCCAAGTTGCTAGGGAAATCATGGGTAAAACACCTGCAGGAAAACAAATCGTAAAAAGAATGGTTGATGAAATCATCGAAGAACTTAAAAAATACGACTACGAAGACGCTATTAGTTCTAATGATGAGGACGAAGAAGATGATGATGACTTCAGAAACTTTTTGGGTGATTTAGGTATAGATTTATCATAAATGATTTATACTATGATTAATGGCGTTATCGAAAGAACAAGCAATTTTAGAGTATGCTAAATGCGTAAAAAATACACCTTACGCACTTAGGACATATTTGCAGACTTACGATAACACACAATCCAAGTATGTTCCATTAGACCTTTTTCATGACCAAATAAGGTTAATTGAAGATTACGATAATCACGAAGAAAATATTGCTTTAAAATATAGACAAGCAGGAGTATCTACAATTACATCTGCTTGGGTTTCAAAACGTTTGGTTTTTGCATCTAAAACAAAACCTGAAAAAATTCTTGTTATTGCCAACAAACAGGATACGTCTATTGAAATGGCAAACAAGATTAGAGCCTTTGTTGAACAATGGCCGTCTTGGTTAGGTGTTGGTTTCTCGGGTGAGAAAAACGCACAAAAACATTTTAAGTTATCAAATGGTTGTGAGGTAAAAGCTGTTGCGACTTCAAAGGATGCACTTCGTGGTTATACACCAACTATTCTTATTTTTGATGAGGCTGCCTTTATTGACGCTGATGATGATTTCTGGTCTGCCTGTATGGCATCTTTGTCTACAGGTGGTAAAGTAATTGTTATTTCTACCCCTAACGGGTTTGACCCAATTTATTACAGTATTTACGACCAAGCCCTTCGTGGTATGAATGATTTCAAAATCACGGAAATGTATTGGTATCGTGACCCACGATATTCTAAAGATTTAAAATTAATTAAAGTTAAAGATATAGTTCATTATCTATTAAATCGTGCTGAATATAAAGATGATGAGATTACGATTGATTATACCGACATTAATCCATATGAGCGTGATTTTGACAAAATAAAAAAACAGTTTGCCGATGGTTATAAACCATATTCTTCTTGGTTCGAATCGATGGCAAAAAAGTTGAAATTTGACAGGAGGAAAATTGCACAGGAATTAGAATGTAACTTCTTGGGTTCAGGTGATTCTGTAATACCGTCTGACGTAGTTGAAAGGATGAAAGAAAATGACATCAAAAATCCTGAAAACAAATTTATGGGTGGTGCTAT